GATCGAGGTAGGGTCATTTGGGAGAAAATCTCCGCTGCTCACGGTCTTAGTCCTAGTGTCGGGAAGTACTTCTTTTCGACTAGGTTTGCTGAGATCAACTCTACGGAGTTTACCTATGGTGAGCCAGTACCATTTCGCTCAAAAGCGTATGGTAACGATGATTATACCCTGTTCGTGGAGAAAATCCTTTATTTCGAACAAGTTAAGTATGTAAACTATGGTATAATCAATGGTATGACCCGGTCAACTACAACAACCTCAGAAGGAGAGAGTGCTCGTTCCCTCAAATGGATATTTGGGGCCTCTTCTGATGTCGAATACTTAAGATCTATCACTCCTGATAGTCTCTGGGATGCGGTTTACACCAAATTTAGGTATTCGTTTGGTAAAGCTTGCAGGGCGCATGGAATTAACTTACCATGGTATCTGCCCTTGTCGATTGGAGGCCTTGGCCTGCCACTTCCTTGTGGGAAGAGCTTTACTAGGGAAGATCGTGCTTACGCGTTTAAAGTTTGCAGTTCATTTAAAATTTATCGAAAGATTAATAGTCTTAGATGTAAGTTTAAAGGGATTTGGGACACCATGGGATGGGTCCTGGATCAGTATGAATGCAATAAGGCCGATCTTGTTGTTGGTTGGAAGTCTGACTTGACTTCAGTGGTGGATAAACTTAATCCACGCTTCCTCTTGTTTAATCCTTATGTCGACAACGCTGATGGAATGGCGGTGTCTCGTGACGTGATGATTAGGGGAAGGGATGTACTCTCGAGCCTTCGTGCTCAAATTATGGCTGCGAGGATGGGACGGCTATATGGAAGATTGAAAGGCGGCTCGGTTCCAACTGAAATTCAATTTGGGAACCTAGAGCTCAGCCATATGCCTCTAGTTTCATTGTTGCCTCAGTAGTGTTTTCCGTTTTCGACACGTGCCGACAGAAGTGTCCCTCTATACGAGGATTCTGTTTTAAAGGTAACATCTTAAATGTCGAAATACTACTGGGAGTCATAGGGGCCCTTGATTTAGTGTAATTGACCTAGATCTTTTGGTTGGGAAGGATTCAGATATTCTGAACTTCCTATCCGTGGCGCAAAAATCTCAACCCTGTTGGGGTAGGAAACCAATTGGTTAATTCCTACTTAGACAGACCGAGTGTGCCCTGCGGATAGCTCAACCCTTAAGTTTCTTGTGTTGAAAATCTAGTCAAGAG